CCACCCCTACGATATTGGTTGGCTAAAGCGGCTAAACCACCACCTGCCATACCGGGCATGGGGACAGGGGCTAAGGCAGGGCCGAAAGCGTATTGGGGGGCAGAGGCGGTTGGGTACATAGCGTGATTATCCTGAATTTGTCAAGTGAAGTCTATGGGCCTATGGTAACTGTAACAGCCCCCACCTGACCGTATCCATAGACCGGGAGAGGGGCTACTTTAGGCTTATTTATGGCTGAAACAAAGGTAATTGAACCTATAACCGACGGAACGGCTGGGCGGGCATAGGGATTGGTTGGGGTAGTCCAAGCAGTGTCGTGATACAGATAAACACCGTCTGTTGGGGTTGTAGGGTTGCCAGCCAAATCCGTTGCCCAATACAACTCAATTTCATCCCCAGCATCTATTTCAAATGTAATTTCAGAGTACCCACAGACATAACCTTCTTCACCCGGACTAGCACTTTTACGAGCGGGCACGGTAAAAATTGTGGACGAATTAGGTATGTCGTTATTATTAACTTTAAGCCAGACGGTAGCGTAGTGAATATCGTTTGCTGTATTTATAAACTGAATACTATAAGTAATTTTATACACACCGGCGTAAGTAGACGTAGCAGATCCCGGTGCGTTTAGCGTCCAGCCAAATCCAGAATCAAGAGTATTAAATTCTACTGCTGTAGGTGTATCGTCTCCACCAGCCACTTGATCTGTTGAGTCCGATGCGGCTATGTGAGGAAATATAACTCCGTCACCAAACCCTTCAAAATCTCCGGCGTACATATGGTCAGCCATAATATCTTTGGTGACTATGCGATTATTTAGTAGAGATTGAATCCGGGCATAGTTAGTTGATAGGGTGTTAATCGTTGCAGCCTGTATGTAGGCTTGTATGGTATTAAGAAGTTTTATTGTGGCAACATCCGCAACCACATCACCAGTTAAATCGCCAATAAACTCCCCGCCATAGAAATAATCAGCACGGTAAGAGTTGGCTTGGTTAGGGGTAAGCGAGTCTAGTTGGTTAAAGTAGAGGCGTAATATACGAATCAGATCCGTGAGGTATCTCTGGTCGTATTCAACAGGCGGCACAGGTAAGGCTGGCGCCTGAAACCTCTCCATTGCCATTAGCGCTTACCATCCACACGAGCATCTAGTCTAGGCACACCTAACTGCCAGTTAACCCCTAAATCTTCGGAACTAATCTTAAACGCCATCTGACGGGCACGGGCACGAATAAATACCTGCTCTGTGTAAACATCTACCGAAGTCTCAATTACCGGTTTAGAATCCGTCGTGCCTACAGACTGGAAACCCGACCCGGGGAAGTTGCGGGGTCTAAGTTGTATAGTTACCTCTGGTGTAGCGGCAGTAGACTTGGCAAAGTTAATATCAGGAAGCATACGGCGTGACAACATAAACTGTTCGCCATCACCAATATCAAAGTCAGACGACTGAATGTAGGCATCTATGGGAGCGCCATCTGCGTCTAAGCCATTTTCTTGGTCATAGAGAACCCCGACATTACTTCCATTAGGCGTATTGACTGCCATAGGATACTCACGCAACGGGCTATCCAACCAAGCAGTCCGATCAATATTTCCGTAGTACCAAATACGCTCAAGGTAGTTATAGATTACGTATCGGTCTGGGTAGGAAGAATTGGCGCTTGGGTACATCCACCAGACTTCGTTCCAACCCTCGTTTGTGCCACAAACAATTAAATCGGCTTGGTTGTAGTTAATATCCTGATAGACAAACTGTCGTAGGGTGCAAGGAAGGGTCTCAACCCGACCTGAATAGACATAGAACTTGTCATGCCCCATCCAGTAAGTGACGTTATTTACAGTGGTGCAGGCCCGTGGGCTAAGAATTGATATGTTGTCTGCTAGTTCTTGTAAGCCAAATACGTCTGTGGTTCCAAGGAATTGAAATGAATAAAGATGCGACTCTGTCCACACTAAGATTTCTTGCCGGGTAGGCAGTGCACGGACGATGCTTGACCCCCGAGAGACTCTTATAAATCCCGCAGAGTTGGTAGGCGTCGGAGTCCATTGACTTGGATTATCCTGATCAGCCCACCTAATAAGAAGGGGGTCAAAATCAGCCACATTAGTAGAACCATAAGGCACACTCCCAAAAGCGAGAAGATGCTTATCGTTCTGTGATACAAGAACCTGCATAACCTTGGCGGGCACTGCGTTTGCACTGTATCCATCTGCGGTAGCCTTTTCTGAAAGAAGGATTGCATTGGTCTCAAGCGCCGAAGTTGCAGTTGTTGAAGACCCTCTAGCCCAATAGTAAACAGCGCCATCTCTAATATTGGCAACTAAATCATTATCAAAATTGTCGTACCACCAATCGGTACCATTTAAAAATACTGGGGTTGTACCGCCAAGACCCCACCCACTACGACTCCAAGTATCTGTGCCCCAACCATAACCAAACGTACCAGTTGAAGTCCCCACAGTTATTTGATATTTACCAATTGTAGAACCACCACCATTGCCAATGTCTGATGCGTTAGCCGTTACCGGTACAACAATTGTGTACGCATTGGCGTTAATTACTGTCGCAATCTCAAAACCTTGATTAGCATTTAAAACAGCAGCCGTGACGTTTCCGCCCAAAGAAGCGGCGCCAGTAAACTGGACATAATTACCTACCACTGCTGGGTTGCCTGTATCTGCTACTGTTATGGTAGATGAACCGTTAGAAGCAGTAAAAGTTACATCTCCAGCGGCTGTTGTTTCTTGAAGTGGGGTGATGTCATAAAAGTTACCGCCAGCCTCCAAATACAACTTTAAGTTCGTCCCAACGGCTAGAAGATTATCCCCAAAAGTTGTTACATAGTTAAATAGTTGTCGGCAAGTGCCAAGGAAAGTATTAGGGGTCTGCTTAACCCAGCCACCAATTTTTTGAGGGAAACCCGATAGAAAGCGAATTTTGTCGCACTCGTACCAGCCACCCTCGTTAGAGTAGTTGGTCTGATCCCGGTTTACCCCCGGCTTAAATCTAAGTGCTATGAATGGCATGATTAGAAGTAGTTAAAGTTTATGTTTACCCTGCATTTTTCATCTGTGCAATTCGTACTGTTATGTAATTTACTGGGGTCAAACATTAAAAGCCGGTTTTCTATTGACTCTATTTTTGTACCGTCTTCAAGGATCGTAAATCCATTATTTGTATTTACATAAAAGATTGCGGCTTTATGCTGAAAATTAAAATCTCTATGTTTATTGTTTTCTATAAATTTGTTTACATTTGGGTGTAAATTACCTTTTATACGAACTAGAGCATTTGCATCTAGTTTTTCAATTATCGGATCTAAAATATTATAAAAACTACTGTTTATAGTTTTTACATAAAACATATGTACAAAATAATAATTTTCTATAACTTCTTTTGGATCGGATATCGTATTGCTAAAAAACCAAGGAAACTCTGTACTTAGCATCACGTCCTGTATGTTTTTTAATTTTTCTTTTGGCAAAAGATTATCAATGACTTTATACATTTCTATGCAACCAATCCGGGTAGATACACCGTTTTACCGTTCTGCTTGGTAGCCGTCAAGTTCTGCTTCTTGAGGTTTGCAGAGTCGTAGGAGACGTGCACCCAGCCTGAGTCCGGTACGCCGGGGGTGTAGAACTCAAGGATCAACTGGGTGTATTCAAGGTTCTCCATAATCCACACGGCTAGGTCTGCGTTGGGGATACCGGGAATCTCAATGTCAGCGGCTTGTCCTTTACAATGGTCGGACGTTTTGGAGCCTCCCACCTTTGCGTTGACCTCTGGGTGCCTAAAGCCTGAGTTGACCTTAACTCCCCGCTGGAAATGATCACGGACGGGCTGGAGTACCTTCTCACATAGGGTTTTAAGGTTTGCAATCTCAGTCTCCCCGGGTGTGTTGTCCATGTCGTGTCTAAGAGCCGTCTCGCTCTTGACCAATTCCTCAAGCGTAAAGTTAGCGGTCAGGTTCATTTTTGCTGATTACTGCCTATCTTGATACCGGTAATTAACCCAATAAAGCCACCCACAATGGTCTGGAAGGCCGGTACCAGCATCTCAAAGATCTTGTTGTTATCCACATGAACATCAAATAACCCAATACAGACCGATATAGTCATGGCAACGAGGATTAGAGACAAGGACACGGTTGCAATAACCGTCACCCAAAAGCCAAGTTTTTCAAGGTTTGAGTTCATTTCTTCTGATCCAAGAGTTCATCAAGTTGCTGGGACTTCTCTTTGGAGCCAGCGCTAGAGCCAAAGTAATACCCAAGAACCATCGTCATAGCCGAGGTTAACGCACCCAGCACGTAGATTAGGATGTCCTTGGATTGGGTATTGACCTCAACAAATATTATGACCAAAAACAGGATAAAGGTCAGCGCCACAGTACCCAAGGCCAGAATGGGGGTCACAATCTTATTGATGGTTGGGGCAAACTCGCTTGTGGCAATCTCAATCTCCCGCTTACGGGCTGAGTCCATCTCTTTAACGTGCGCCTCAAGTTCAGCCAGTTGACCCTTTTGAGCCATCTCCATGAGCGTGGCTTGTGCTTTGGCCTTGGCTTCTGGGTCGGGCAGAACCTTGTCTAGAACCTTTTCGCCAATAGATAGCAGTGCGGCTATTGGTAACATTACAGGTGCCCTTTCATGATGTAATAAATAGTGACTACCAAAAACGCCAGCATCACACAGATAATCTGCAACTCACGCAACTTCGCTACATCCCTGCCCAGTGCATCCTTGCTTTTGGCATGACGGGCTATCATGTCCTCTTTAATCTTCTTGACCTTCTCAAACTCTTCCTCACCCTTGAACTGCCCAAACTGCTGGATCAGAAAGTCTTTTACTTCTAACTCCATGCGGCGAATCTGGTCTAGCCTGCGCCACTCCGCCATAGCGGTCATGATTGTGATTTCGCCTTCTTGCCTACTACGTACCGCCTTAAAAGCATGACGGGCTTTGACCTCCGCCATTCCAAAGTTTTGAATTGACTCAACTGCTGAACTGATCTCCTTACCTGACTCAATAGCAGATTTAATATTCTTAGTCGCCGCCTTTGCGGTACTGATAATCGGGTCTAAATCTGACAAGATTCATTCCTATTCCTAAGTCTGGCCCCAAGTCTTAACACCGGCTTTAGGTACAGATGTAGCCCAGACCGATATAGACTTTTTTAATTTGAGTGGGGCGCCGCAATCAGAACAAGTATCAGCCTCTAACTCAGCCTCATCCAAGTCATATCCACAAGCGGCGCAAACATGAACTTCTTCTGAACGACAGACTTTTACCCCATCTACCTTATGCGCCTCAGTTATGGTTTTCATTCTGGAACAACCTCTTCTGCTGGTTCTTCTATCTGTGGAGCAGGAACTGGATAAGGTTCAACTAAATTTTGAATAGCGGCAGAGTTGCTCACCCCAGCAGAAATTTTCTTTGTTCTTTCGTAGTGCCAAGTTGGGGCCACGCCATTAATAACTGCTTCTAACTCAGCGCCAATTGGGTAAGTATTATCCTCTTTAATTGGTAAATCTATAGCATATTCTTGTTTGTATAACCCATCTTCAGAAGAATATTCAACCGAAATTTGACCAAAATTAACATCAAATTTTCTAATCTTATAATTTAAAGCCATTTCAAAACTCCTTTATGAAACAGAACCGTTTATGGTTCCAACATTTATGTAATTAACAAATGGATTCCCAGTTATTGCATATCCTGCGGCGCCGCCTGTACCACCTCTACTGGGCCCAAAGGGACTGCTCCCCCCACCACTGCCACTAGATCCATAAGATCCACCGGAGCCACCACTACCACCGAAAACACCGACCGGGACTTCGCCTGCGGAGCCACCACCTCCAGCGGTAGTTAAAGTACCTGCCGTTCCGTTTCCTCCGGGGGTTTTAGGGGCGGGGGCACTCGGAGGGGCGGACGGAGCAGAGCCAGTGCCACCCGGGCCGTTTCCAATACCACCGCCACCGCCACCGCTACCACCACTATAGGGGCCAGACTCATCAACAATAGTATTTCCGCCACCGCCGCCACCGCCGCCACCGCCGCCAGCGATCCTGTTTTGATTATCTATACTAACTGCAAATTGGGCTTGAAGAGCGCCACCGCCGGATCCACCAGTACCACCAGTACCAGCGGTAGTACCATTACCACCAGCGCCGCCCCTACCTAAAATAGTTCCGTTATTTATGATGGTAAGAATATCGCCAGCAGTCCAAGAACTACCAGTGGTAAGAGCAGGGCTTCCAGTAGACGTACTATAAACGACAACCCCAGAATTAATAGTAAGTCTAACGTTAGCGGATCCGGCTACGTAATTAGGGCCACGATTAGCATACATATCATAGTTTGCAGTGTCCGTGGATATAACTAATTGGATGATGTTAGCACCACCCCCACCCGCAAGAATTTGAAAGATTCCAGACATTATGTGACGTTCCCTGTAATTACGCAGACAGTACTAGAGATAAATAATACTGTGGCTACGCCACGAGTTGCCAACGTCACTGAGGCTTTATCTGAGTCTGTTCCTGCGATATAAGCGGTTGTGATTGAACAAGTAATTGTGATATTACCCGACGTGTTGTTAAAGATTGAAACTGCATCTCCTTCAGCAAAAGTGGCATCTGGAATTGTGATTGACCCACCAGAGCCTACTTGAACGTACTCACCAACGTCGGTTGTTGCAAGTGTGTAAGAGCCTGTTTTTGTTCCTACTGGGGGAATATTCCTATACCCAACTGACATATTTTCGTTTGGGAAGGTATATGTTTTTGCTGAGGTAGCGGGGCCGCTAACTGTAAAGAACGCATTATTTGTACCCCCGTATGCAACCGCTAGTAACCCAGAAGATATGGCAGAAGCGTTTAAGGACGTAATATTTGCGCCTGAGAAAGTGGCTGTATTTGATCCAGTACCACCTGAAGCGACAGGTAGTGCGGTAGCAAGAGTCAGAGAAGACAAATGGGTAATCGCATCAACGACATCACTACCGGTGTTATACAAATACATGGTTTTACCGGCGGGAACTGCGATACCTGAACCGGTAGAGTTCTTAACAGTAATTGCATCAGCACAACCGTTATTAACGATATAAATCTTCTCAATCGCCGGGACTATAAGATTTTGTGCCCCGCCAGAAGTACCCGTCAAATTAAGACGTAGGTTACGTGCTGTTTGAGTTGCATTAGTATTTGTAAGCGTTAGCGTTACAGTTCCACTAGCAAAAGTCACATCAGCCGAGCCAACAATGGCCTCTTCTAACGCTACCCCTAGATTGTCATTAGTTACAGTGCCCCATGTCCCCGAGTTCTCCCCGGTAGCCATAAGTTGAATTTTTAAATTACTATACGTACTTGCCATTTTCTACTCCTTAAATTAGGCTGCTATAGGCAACCAATTTGGTGTTTGAACTTCATTAATTTGTTGCCAGTTAGGATTTTGATTAGGATTAATTTTACTCCAGATCAAAACTTTTCCGACACGCCCTTGTCCTTGAACCCCCGTTACAGACACGCCTTTTGGAATACTTACTACAACACTACCTATTGAACCCGTTGCCTGTAGCAGTGAAACTGGAACATTATTAACAGTTTTCTGCTCAACCTGACCAAGCACTGAGGTTCCTACAACCCCTGTTACCGGCACGTTGGCTATACCAATTACATCAGTTTCACCTAACTGTGATGTTCCAACAACCCCTATGGGGTAAACATTTGCTTTAGTAATTATTGTTACAGAGCCGGTCTCTCCAGTCCCGTTAAGCCCTGTAGTTAGAACATCAACTGAAATGCTAGCGGTTGCTGCACCTAAATTACCTGAAGCCTGAACACCTGTTACGAAGACATTAGACGCCGCCGTTACTGTTTCTTGCCCAAGTTCTACCGTATGTTGGAACCCAGCGGGTTGTACAAAACCGGAACCGGCAACTCCTACCGAATCTAACGACCCACTACCAACTACCCCAGTAACGTAATACCCAAAACCAGCCCGTACAGTTCCAACTTCTCCAGAGGCTTCAACCCCTGTTACAGATACATTTCCTTTTGAAGATACAACTGCTTGCCCAACCTGTCCGTCACCTTCTACCCCTGTAAGTTGTACATTGGCTGCGGTCTTTACCTCTTCCTCACCAAGTTGACCTACACCTTCGACTCCAACTGGGAATACATTTGCAAAAGTGCGAACTACAACAGAACCAACCTGACCAGTAGCAGATACCGGATCTACTTCAAATCCACTAACATCCGCACCCCAACCACCACGGCTCCACGGGCCTGAACCCCAACCGATGTAGTTAAGTTCGGTAACAATTTTTAAAGAACCAATAAAACCAGAACCTTGAACCCCAGTAACGTAATAGGCGGATTCTTCTTCTGTCTCCCCTAACTCACCGTCACCTTGCACCCC